GTGACCAAGGGCGGCAACACGTGGGGCGTCGGCCCGTACAACGTGCTCATGGACGCCACGGTTCCTCCGGGCGCGGCGGCACCGCTCCCGACAGCGCTCGACCCGTACGACCACCTCCTCCTGATCGACACCGCCGTCGCCCCGCCTCCCGAGGCGTGCGACCCGGCACCGGTCACTGGCCTCCCGTTTGCGGCAGGCGAGTTCGCATCCAGCACGCGGTCACGCAAGGCATCTGACAAGGCCCTGGCGAACGCCTGATCCAGAGAGGCCGGGTCATGGCTGACCTCCCTGAGATTGGCTACGGAACTGTCACAGGCAGGTTCGTCGCGGGCCTCCTCGACACGAACGACCCCGAAGTGGCACCTGATGCGGTGCCGCTTCGGGGGCACGTCGAGTTCTGGCCGACCGCCGACACGGTGCTGGTGCCGACCGCCGCGCCGCCGACGACGCTCCTGCCGCAGATGGTGTGTGCCGAACTCGACTGGCAGGGCTACCTCGTCCACAACAGCGTGCGGGGCGTCAACCTGTTCTGCACCGACGACCCGGACGGCAACCCGGTCAACTGGCACTGGCGCGCGGTGTTCAAACTCGAACTCCACGGGCGGGCGGTGCCGCGCGACGCGTTCTACTTCGCCCTGCCCTGTGGCTCGACCATCGACCTGACCACGGTGGCGCCGGTGGCTGTCGGCGACGACGGCATCATCATCATCCAGGGTCCGCAGGGCGAACAGGGACCGCAGGGCGAGCCGGGCCAGGGCATCAAGATTCTCGGCACCATCCCGCTCCCCGGCCCGCCGACGTTCCCTGGCGACGCGGACGGTGACTTCTGGATCGACTCGAACGGCGACGGCTGGGTCTGGAACGATGACCCCGGCGAGTGGATCAACACCGGCCCCATTGTCGGGCCGGAAGGCCCTCCGGGTCCAACCGGCATCCAGGGCGAGCAGGGCATCCCCGGCCCGCAGGGTGAGCCGGGTGCCGACTCGACGGTGCCCGGTCCCGAGGGTCCGGCAGGCCCGGCAGGTGCGGACTCGACCGTCCCCGGCCCGGTGGGTCCAGAGGGACCGACAGGTCCAGCGGGTGCGGACTCGACGGTGCCCGGCCCGGAAGGACCAATCGGCCCGCAAGGTGAGCAGGGCGTCAAGGGAGACACCGGAGACACCGGCCCCGCTGGTGCCGACTCGACCGTCCCCGGTCCCGAGGGTCCGGTCGGGCCGCAGGGTGAGCAGGGCATCCAGGGAATCCAGGGTCCGGTCGGGCCGCAGGGTGAGCAGGGCGAGGGGCTGCAAATCGACGGCACCCTGCCGGTGCCCGGCCCACCGACTGATCCTGGCGTCGCGGACGGCGACTTCTGGATCGACTCAGACGGCAACGGTTGGGTCTGGGATGCCGACACCGCGACGTGGATCGAAGTCCCCATCGGTGGCGACTCTACGAAGCACTTCTACAGCCGCGTCGAAGCGGAACTGGAACGGGAAGCCGGGGTCGGCATCCTGCATGTGACGAACCTGGCGACCGAGTTCCCCGAACTCGCCGCCCTGCAAGGAAACTCCTGGGGTCGCCCCTACCCCGCTGACATCCTGTGGCAGACGGAGTTGTACCCGAACACGGCCACCGTGTTCTACATCGCCAACAACATCTCAATCGCGGACGGCAACAAGATCGTGGACCCCGCGATCCAGTTGCGGCAGTGGGACGCTCCGAACGATGTCGTGTACTCGGCGTCGTTCGTGCTGATCCCCCGCCTGCCTTCCGTCAACCTCGACGGCCAGGTGGCGGTGTCCACGGCGAACAAGGGACCGTGGAAGCCCGCCGACGCACTGCCGACTGTCGGCTCTGGTCCGCAGGGTCAGTCCAACACCTTCGTGCGTCGCCGGAACGACGGGACGTTCGAGGCGGGCAATCCGATCCTTCCACTCGACGTGGTGAACAAGCAGACCCTCGACGGCGCGCTCGGCGGCGTCAGCGGCTTCAAGACCTACGCGACGCTGGCCGAGGCCGAGGCGGTGCGCGTCACAGAGGTCGGCATTCTGCACGTTGACAATCTGGCGGCGGCGTTCCCGAGCCTCGCGGCGGTCGGGTCCGGGGTGGAGAGCGCGTTTGGTGGCACCGGGCCTGCCGACCTCATCGTCACGACCGTCATCACGCCGTCCTCATCGACAACGACGCGCAACGTGCTGTACCAGTGGATCAGGGTGGGCGACTACTGGGATGCCTCACCGACCATTGATCGCATTGTCCAGTACGACCCGCTGGTGCCGCCGTCCGGCAACCCCGGCTACTGGTCCGTGTTCCCGCAGGTGCCCAACGGTGCCGGATACACCAAGTTCGTGCCTGCCATTATCGACCAGACCGGCGTCTACTTCCGGCTGTGGTACGACCAGCGGGCCGGTCTGGACACGCTGATCTTGCGCGACCCGATCACCGGGCGTGCAGGCATCGCAGACCCGGTGGACCCGACCGACATCGCCAACAAGCAGTACGTGGATGCGGCGGCGGGCGGTGGCGGTGGCGGCGGGCTGGCGGACTACCCCGACAAGGTGGCGCTCGACGCAGTGCGGCAGGCTGAGGTCGGCGTCTGGCATGTGCCGAACGTATCCGCCGAGTTCGCGGCCCTGATCCCGGCGTACCCCGGAGTGTTCGAGGGCACCGGCCCCGCCGATCTTGTCGTGACGACGAACGTTGCGGACAACGTTTTCAACAGCGGGACGAAGATCAACGCCTCCAACGTGGTGCAGACGTTCAACATGCCGGGTGGGGGCTACCCGCCGCTCCGTATCTACCGCACCTTCCAGTTCGACCGCGTGACGTTGGCGCAGACGGCGCTGTATGCGTGGGTGGTCCAGAAGGAAGAAGTCTCCCCGAACTATATCGACCAGACGCTGGTTTCGGAGCAGACGCCCTACGGGTATCAGTGGAAACTGGAAGCCATATCCTCCGCCGCGGTCTCCAACAGCATCCCCCGGCGCGACCCGGCGCAGGCGAGATTGTCGGTCGGCGCACCGGACCAGAACGGTGCGGCCACCGATCCGTGGTACGCCGTCAACCTCGATTACCTGGACCGCAGGCTCGCCGCACTCCCCCCGGCGCTCACACAGGCCGACGTGGACACCGCTGTAGCCGCCGCCGTCGCGGCACTGCGAACCGAACTCGGCCTACCGTAGACCGACCACAGAAGGAGAATCGAATGTCGTACAAGTCCGTGGCCGATATGGCCGACAGTTTCACGCTCAACCGGCGCATCACAGCCGCCGCCGCCCAGGAGTCCATCGACAACCCGCAGGGCTGGGTCAACGTGTACCGCTGGGAGATTGCAGGCCAGCCTGGCTGGGACGATGCGTGGGATTCCGCCGTCGCAGGTGGCGTCCCCGATCCCGGAGCGGACGAGGGCGTCATCACCGATGGCATGATCCTGTCGGGCGTGCAGGCAGTGCGCGCCGCCAACCCGGACCCGACCGCCAACAGCGAGCCGACGCCCTGACCTGAGAGGATCAGCCCATGAGCCACGCGCCGTGCTACTGGCCGGTGGACTACTCGACCTGCAAAGAGTGCGAGGCGCTGACGGACCTGGACCCGGAGGAACGGGCCAAGTTCGAGCAGATCGCTTCGGACATGATGTGGGCGTGGTCCAACCGGCTGTTCGGCGTGTGCGAGGTCGCAGTCCGCCCCTGCCGGACGGACTGCGTGGGGGGCGCCGGGACGCCGACGTTCTGGGGCCGGGGGCCGTACGCGGCAGGTGACCGGCAGTGGACGCCGGTACTGATCGACGGGACGGTGCACAACATCGGGTGCGGGTGCGCGGGGGCGTGCGCGTGCTCCGAGGAGGGACCGACATCACTCCGACTCCCCGGCCCGATCCAGGCCGTGACGCTCGTGACCGTGGACGGGCGCATCGTGCCGCCGACCGCATACAACGTGATGTACTCCCGGCTCCTGGTCCGCACGGACGGCGGCGTCTGGCCGAAGTGCCAAGACCTCCTCGCGGAGAGCGACAAGCCGAACACGTTCGAGGTGTCGTACCGCAAGGGCGTGCAGGTGCCGGTCGGCGGGCAGATGGCCACCGGCGTACTGGCGTGCGAAATGGCCAAGGCGTACTGCGGTGACGACACCTGCCGCCTGCCCCAGCGCATCCAGACCATCACCCGGCAGGGCATGACCATCGGCTTCCAGGACTCGTTCGAGGACTTGAAGCAGGGTGGCACCGGCATCTGGGCAATCGACTCCTGGATCGCCAGCGTGACGATGCCGCGCTCCTCGGCGACGGTGCGCTCGGTGGACGTGCCGGTGCCAGGGAGCACGACGCGCTATGGCCACTGAACCCCTCGACTTCATCGCGCCCACGCTCATCGGCCTGGTCAATGAGTCGTTCGCGGCGGTCAGCCCGAAGCCGAGCCGCACCATCCACATCCAGCCCGGCTCTGAGGTGGCCTGGGACGAGGCGTGCGGTGGCGGACAACTCTGGGGACGGGTGGTGACGGTAGCGCCGGGAACGGGCACTCAGGCGCGATCCTCGGCACCATGCGGGGTGCTCTACTGGAACGTCATCATGGCGATAGGGCTGATCCGGTGCGTGGCCGGTCTCAAGAGCGACGGGTCTCCCCCCTCCCCCTCCGAACTCTCGGCGGACGGGTTGCAGATGGTCCGGGACCTACAGGCGATCCAGCAGGTGATCCTCTGCCACCCGCAGGTGACCGCTATCGCGAACTGGCTCCCGTCCGGGCCGCAGGGCGCGTACGCCGGGGGCGAGTGGACGTTCACAGTCCGCATCGGCGTCTGCCCGTGCAACGCTCCTCATCCCGAGCCGGTGTGACGTGGCGACGCCAGGGTTCAAGTTCCGGCTGTACCCGTCCGCGACCGCGACTATCTCGGGCATCGCGGACGACGCCGCCGCGCGTGCGGCTGAGGCGACCCGGCGCGTGGCGCAGGCCAACATCCGGGCGAAGGACCGCATCAACACCGGCGCCATGATGAACAACATGCGCGTCGAGAAGGTGGACGGCGGACTCGAACCCCGGTACAAGATCACGCCGGGCGGCGACGGCTACGCGAAGTACCAGGAGTTCGGCACGCGGGCGCACGGCCCGAAGCGGGCGAAGGTCATGGCGTTCAAGATCAGGGGCAAGGGGCCGACGATCTTCGCGAAGTGGGTCCGTGGCGTCACGGCGGCGCACTTCATGCGGGACGCGATTCAGGCCGTCAAGGCGAGCGACTACGCGGAGTAACCGACGTTAGGGTACGCTCGCCCCATGCCCACTATCGACATCGTGGCGAGCGAAGAACCGATCACGGTCAACCTCGTCGGCAAGCCCTACGTCGCACACCCGCCCAAGACCATGCTGGCGATCAAACTCGCGTCCGGCATGGACGGCTCCTCCGACCCCGAGTACATCCTGGGTCGGCTCCGCGAGTACCTTGCCCTGACGTTCGGGCCGAAGGAGGCCGGGAAGATCGTCAAGCGGTTGGAGGACCCGGACGACGAGTTGGATGTGAAGCACATCATGCAACTCATGGAGGCGATCACGGAGTTGTCCACCGCCACCCCTACTACGTAGCCGCTCGGCTCTCCCAGGCTCTCGTGGAGAACTGGGTAGAACTGGACGGCTACGGAGTCGCGCACGGGGTTCCCGACCTCGCATCACTGCCGATGTCGAGGGCGCTGAACTTCGTCTGGTACATGCTCATCCGCAACGCTGACACGAACGAGCAGGCAAAACTCCGTGCAAAACTCTGGATGCCTCCGAAGGGTGTCGTACCGCCCCCGGAGTCGCCCTGGTCGGCTGAGAACGAGATGGCCGCGTTCCGGTCCCTGCGTGCGGGACTGGGCGGGAACCGGACGAGCGAGTAACCTGGCGAGTGCAGGCCGTGACTCCTTCCCGCCTGACACTCGATTCGACATGCTGGCGGTTCGGGCCGATGTCACCCAACGGGGGTGTCAGCCGTGGCCGTGAACAGCGTGGGCGAAGCCTCCGTCACCATCGTCGCGGACGCGAAGGACTTCGAGAAGTCGCTGACGACCTCGGTCGAGAAAGCCGCGAGCGGGGCTGAACCCGCCGCCGAAAAGGGTGGCAAGGGGATCGGCGACGCGCTCGGTCGCGGCCTCATCACCACCGGCAAGATCGTGGGCGCCGGTCTCGCCGCCGCGCTCGGCGCATCCCTGGTCGCGGGCTTCAACCGACTCAAGGTGATCGACCAGGCTGAGGCCAAACTGCTCGGCCTCGGCAACAGTGCCGAGGAAGTCGTCGGCATCATGGACCAGGCGCTCAAGGCGGTGGAGGGCACCGCGTTCGGTCTGGGCGAGTCCGCCGACCTCGCGGCCCGCTTCATGGCCGCAGGCGTGGTCGCGGGCGAGGACTTGCAACTGGCGCTCGACTCGACCGCCGATATGGCGGCGGTGACCGGCAAGAGCCTCGCCGAAATGGGCGACATCATGGGCGACCTTGCCGCCGATGGTGAACTGACCGGCGAGTCCATCCGGCGCATGTCGTCAGCGGGCATCGACGCGGTTGACCAACTGGCCGATGCCTACGGCGTCACCCGCGAAGAAGCACAGCGGATGGTGGACGACGGCGAAGTCTCGTTCGAGGTGTTCGCGACGGCGATCCAGAAGAACATCGGCACGGCGTCCGAAAAGACCGCCGACACGTTCACCGGTGCCATGAAGAACATGGGCGCCGCGATGGCCCGGTTCGGTGCCACGATCCTCAAGCCGGTGTTCGAGGGCATCGTCGCCCTGGCCCCCACCGTCATCGCCGCGATCAACGCGTTCGCGAAGGCGTTCGAGAAAATCTGGTTGGAGATTGGCCCCGGCGTCGAGAAGGCGTTCGAGAACATCGCGAAGGCGCTGGAACGGATCGACTGGGCCGCAGTCGGCAACGCCGTGGCGAACATGGCGGCAGTCATCCTCGCTGCGGTACGGGCGGTTCTCCCGGTCCTCCGGTCACTGATCGACGCGTTCGGCCCGCCGCTCCAACTCGCGATCAAGGCCGTCACCGCCGTGCTGAACAACATGCCGTGGCAGTTGATAATCGACCTCATCACGAAACTCGGCCCGCCGATTGCCGCCGCGATCCTCGCGTTCAGCGCGTTCCAGAAGGTCTCGAAGGTCATCAAGGGCGTGGAACTCGCGATGGGCCTGCTCACCGGCAAGGTGTCACTCCACACGCTCGTCCAGTCGAAGAACACCGTCGCGATGAAACTGGCGACGGTCCAGCAGAAGATTTACACGACGGTGACGACGCTGGGAGCGAAGGCGACGGCGCTCGCGGCGAAGGCGGCGAAAGCGCTCGGGGCGGCGTTCAAGTTTATGACCGGTCCCATCGGCCTCATCATCACCGGGATCACCCTGCTGGTCGGTGCGCTCATCTGGTTCTTCACACAGACCGAGGTCGGCATCCAGATGTGGGCCAACTTCGTGAACTTCCTCAAGACGACGTGGGAGGCGTTCGTCGCGTGGATTCAGCCGATCCTGGTCGCGTTCGTGGAGTTCTGGACGGCGGTGTGGGAACAGATCGTCACCTACGCGACCGCGATCTGGGAAGCGTTCATGTCGTGGTTCCAGCCGAAACTCGAAGCGTTCCTCGAAGTCTGGACTCAAATCTGGGAGGCCGTCAAAGCGATCTTCCAGACGATCTGGGACTTCATCGTCGCGTTCGTCGTGCCGATTGTCGAAGTGATTGTCTCGCTGATAATCAACCGGTTCCAGGCGATGTTCGAGTTCTGGCAGAAGATATGGGAGGCCGTCAAGAACGTCATCGAGGTCGTGTGGAACATCATCACGTCGATCATCGAACTCGCCGTCGCGCTCATCATCGCGATTTTCACCGGCGATTTCTCCAAGGTGGTCGAGATAATCAACCGCATCTGGGAGGACGTGAAGGCGGGCACGCAACGCATCTGGGACAGCATCATCGCGTGGATCAGGGAGATACCCGAAAAGATCAAGGCGATATTCTCCAATGCGAAGGACTGGCTGGTGGACGCCGGTAAGAACGTGCTGATCGGTTTCTGGGACGGTCTCAAGTCGATCTGGGGGAACGTCGAGTCGTGGTTCAACGACAAGATCGGCGGCTTGAAGTCCTCCGCTCAGGGCCTCCTCGGTGAGCACTCCCCCTCGACCGTGTTCCGGGACATCGGTGAGAATGTCGCGCTCGGATTCCTGGAAGGCATCGACGGCATGTCGAAGAAGATCGAGGCGACGGCGAACCTGTTCGCTCAGCCCGCGCACGCACTGACCACCGGCCCCGGCGCGATCACCGGACGGCAGACGAGCACGGCACCGGCGACGACAGTGGCCGGGGCGACGACGACATTCTCAGAGGGCGCGGTGCAGGTGAACGGAGTCGGCGATCCGTACAAGGCGGCGCTCCTGGCGGTCAACGGCATCGCGGAGAGGGTGGCCCTGTAATGGCATTCGAGGAGTGGTTGGCGCTCGGCGGGAACGAGATACTGAACAACGCCCGCACGGTCGGCTACGCCAAGACGGCGGCGTGCCCGATGGGGTGGTTCAAGGCGAGGCCGTGCGACACCCTGCTCGCGGCGACGCTCATCGGCGCATTCGCCGGGGAGGACGAGGCCACCGATGAGTTCGCGGCGGACTACCGCGCCACCGCGATCCAGGGCGCACCCTGGTACGACCCGGTGCTCCCCGATGTCTCGACGCGGTTCTACGGCGCGTACGGGCTGGGGGTCTACGGTATCGAGGACTCCACCCGAGAGGCGGGTGTCACGCAGGGCCTCGCGGACGGCGGCGTGATCGGCAGGGTGCGCAAGGCTCCGCGCCAGGTGCGGGTCGTCGCCCTGCTCGCCGGTGAGGGGCAGGACGCCCTCGAATACGGGATGGCCTGGCTGAACGCCGCGCTCGACCCGAACGCGTGCGGCCAGCACGGCGATGCCTGTGGCACGGCGGACCTGGCATTCTTCTCGACCTGCCCGCCGCCCCGCGCGCAGGTGCCGGTGTACTCCGAACCCGAACTCGTCGGCACGAACCTCAACCTGAACCCGTCGATGGAGACGCCGGGACCGGTGGTGGAACTGCGGCGGAACATGGTGCAGAACCCGAGGATGCAGACGGCGACCGGGTGGACCGCAGGTGGGATTGTCACCCCCGGCGAGTTCGGGCTGAACCTGCACTTCATGGATGCTCAGCCGTCCGGCACGGTCTTGATCCAACAGGCCGAACCGTGGCCGCTCATCAGTGGCAACGAGCGCGCCGTGGCGTCGATGGAGATTGAGGTTCCCCCCGGCCACCCGGCAGTCACGCTCGCCCTCAGCCTCGAAATGCGCGACGGCGGCGGGGAGTTCCCCGGTGCGAACGTGACGATCCAGCCCGGCGAGACCAAGCGCATACTCAGCGGCGTCGGCGTTCCCGGCCCAGCCAACTCGTTCCGCATCCTGGTGCGCGCAGGCGCGGCTCTCTCGGGGAGCACGGAGTTCTACGCCCGCGACGCGCTCTCGGAGCGGGCCAGCGACCACCAGCCCTACTTCGACGGCTCGACCGTGGACTACCAGAACAGCCCGTTCACCTACGCATGGGCGGGCGCCGCTGACGCCAGCGAGAGCACGCAGTCCGCTCCGACCGTCCTGCACTACAGTTCCGATGGCCTGTTGCACGTGTTCCAGACGCGTTCGCCGGATGCCGTGCCGTCACGGGGCGAGTTCGCGATCCGAGCGGTATCAGCCGGGAACTCCTCGACCCGAGGCGATGTGAGGATCGGCGACGTGACGCTGACGCCGGGCATGTACACCATCGAGGCCGACCTGTACCTGCCAGCGGCGCACGTGGCGCCGGACGACTCGGCGGGCAGTCGCCAGCGGCGCATCCTCGTCTACGTCGGGTCACCGAACGGGACCATCGAACTGTTCAGCGAGCAGGCACCGAACGAGCCGGGCTGGCATCACCTCGTGCACACGTTCGAGATACCCGCCGACGCGGGCGGCGTCACGCTCGGCCTCGGCTCTGCCGGGTCGGATCGCGACCTGGCCTTCCAGTCCGTGTGGGATGCAGTCTCCATCGTCAGCGGCACGCAGTACACCGGGGGTGGCGGCGGCTACTTCGACGGCGACCGCTCCGACACGGAGACCGAGGTCTATTCGTGGACGGGCACGGCGCACGACTCCACCTCGACAGCGCACACGATCCGGTTCCTCGGCTACGCGCCGGTGGACAACGAGAACTACCGGCTGGAACTGAACAAGGTGCGTCGCTACCTGCACGACGTGGGGGCGGTGAGCGGCCCGCTGATCCAGGCGCAGTTCCAGAGCGGACGCCACTGGGCGTATCAGGTCGAGTACACGCTGGTCGCCGCGAACCCCTACGTGTTCGGCGTGCGGCGCGAGATTGACCTGCCGCCGCGCCTGCCCACCGTCGTCGCCGACATCCCCTACAACCTCGTCACTCACCCGTCCGCCGAAAAGACTGAGGGAGTCGTCGTGGTGCAGACGAACTACGCGCCGAACCCGAGCGCGGAGGTGAACGTGACCGGCTGGGAGAAGTGGGAGTCGGGGTTCTCGGCGATCATGGACCGCTCCGACGAAATCTCCTCATCGGGCACGTACGCGGCGTCCGCGTACCTCGAAGTCATGGCCGCGACCGCCGCTGGGTTCATCGGTCTGCGTCACGTTGTGCCGCTGCCCGGCATCACCCCGAACATGCGCTACTCGGTGAACGTGTGGTCGTCGGCGTTCAAGCGGTTCGGCACGGGCACGCTCGGCAACATCACCTACGTGGCGCAGTGGTTGGACGGCGGCGGCACCCTGATCCGCGAGGACACACTGGGGACCAAACCCGCGTCGGGAGGCGCGGTGACCGCCAAGGGCCTCCTGCCCCCTGCCGGGACCACGCAGGTGAAGATCGGGGTGAAGGTTGACATCACGAATGCCGCCGTGTCCGACCTGTACTCGATCTACGCCGATTCCGTCGCCGTAACGGTGCCGTAGGGGGATGACATGAGTGGAGAGGCATTCGGTCTGACGGACTTCGCGGTCCTCGCGACGGGCGATGAGCCGGTTGATCCCATCGTCAACCCGCAGTCCGTCTACAGCGCGGCGTCGAACGGCCAACTGAACGGCTCGTACAACTACTGGGCACGCATCTATGTCCGTCAGGACGGCACCGAAGCGGCGAACAACCGGACCCGGTTCTACTTCGAGGCCCGGCTGGAAATGTCGGGCGGCGGCGCGTACAACAACACCGAACAGCAGTATTGGGCGGTCTACGTCAACGGGGGCCTGCTCGCCAACGGCCACTTCGTCCTCGACTACAACAGCCGCCACCAGACGAGCCGCCTGCTCCGGTCTGGCACGTTCTGGATGAGCCACGACAGCAACGGCTATCGAGGCGGGTTCCCGACCGAACTCTGGATCGACACCGGCCACCCCTCGGTCGGCGACGGCTGGTCGGGTCAGGCGTGGGTCGATGCCGACCGCATCGCCAAGGTGCCCGGCAAGCCGCCGCGCCCGACGTTCCGCTCGGTGGCCACCACCGAGGTCCAGTACAACTTCACGGCCCCGAGCGACAACGGCGGCTCGGGCATCACGACCTACAACCACCAGAGCGCGACCAACTCCGCTTTCACCGCGAATGTCCAGAACTGGGACGACCCCGGCTCGCCCGCGATTGCGGCGAACCTCATCCCCGGCTCCAACCACTACTTCCGCTACCGCGCCCGCAACGCGGTCGGGGCGGGTCCGTGGTCGGACACGCTCTCGCAGGTGACGATGCCTGCGGTGCCTCCGGGCATGTTCGTGGAACCGAACCCGGCAGGCGACTCGGCGGCTGTGCTGTTCGACCCGCCCGGTGGCGTCACCGGTGTCACCGGCTACACCTGGGATCGACGGGTGCAAGGCGGCGACGGCACGGTGGTCACGGACGACCTCGGCCCGGAGTTGCAGACGGTTCGCAACCTCATCCCTGGCACGATCTACGAGTGGCGCGGCGCGGCCATTGTCGGCTCGTACAAGTCTCCGTACACCGGCTGGATGGCGGTCGAACAGCCGAACCCGAACACACAGCCCGGCAACTACTTCGACGGCGACACCGCCGACAAGCCGGACATCGACTACGCCTGGACCGGCACCGCCGAGAACTCCACCTCGACGGCAACCGGCAAGAAGTTGGTCGGTTGGACCGCATCGTTCAACGGCGGGTCTGCCGGGAACATCTCTCAGGTCTCCGACGACGACGTGTCCGGGCAGTACGTGGCGCGGGTTCAGATCACCGCCGACGCCGTGGCCGCAGGCAACGTGAACGCCGGACTCAGTTCCGCTCGGATGCCGCAGGTGGTGGCGACCGGCACCTACTACGGCACCATGCACGTCAAGGTGAGCCGCCCCCAGCGGATGCGGGCGTACATGATCTGGTATGACGCGGCGGGCATCGAGGTCGCTGGGCGCCCGTATGGCGAGTCGGAACTGCTGCAACCCGGTCGCTGGTATCGGCTCATGGTGTCCGGTACGGCACCGGCAGGCACGACCGGGGCGATTGTCCGGGTGCACGACGCGGAGGGCGACGGCTGGTCGCCGTGGCTGGGCGGCGAGGCGTTCCGCATGGACGCGGCGGCGATCAACCTGGGCGAGCCGTTCCCGTACTTCGACGGCAACACTCCCGACGTGGGCGAGTGGGACTTCCAGTGGGAGGGTGCGCCGAATGAGTCGGCGTCGAGCGCGCGCCCCCGAGAGGCGGTCTACGATCCGCTGAACGACCCGGACTGCCCGCGTCCGCCCGCGCCGCCTCGTCCCCCCGCGATCACTGACGACTGCATCGTCTCGACCGGCACGTGGTCGCGGTACTGGGCGGTGATCCCCGACGACTATGTGACCGAGTGGCTGTCGATGGTCCCCACCATCGCACTGCACATCGGCGACGCTCCCGCACGGCAGGTCCGCATCCGCATCTACCCGAACCCGCTCGATCAGCCCCCGGAGACATTCGTGGGCGACTGGATCAGCGAGCAGATCGTGTCGTACATGCCGCCGAACTCCTCCCTGCTCATTGACGGCGTGGATCAGCGGGTGTGGGCCGAGGTCTCCGCAGGGCCGCGCCTGCGAGCCGACCACCTCCTCTACGGGACGAACGGCGAACCGGCGACCTGGCCGGTGCTGTCCTGTGGCCTCGCGTACCTGGCCTCGTTCGATGTTCCAGTGGACGCCCCTCCGGTCGAGGTCGAGATTGCGCTGACCCAGCGGAGGAGCGCCTGATGGCAGGGGCGATCACTCCCGGCAAGAGGCTTCGGGCGGGCCGGATCAATCAGGACTGCATTCAGGTTCACCAGGCGATGATCTACGACCGGGGCGGCGAGCGGCGGCTGTGGCAACTCGTGGACGTGGCCGACGTGCAGTGGCACCGCGAACTGAACGGGCTGAGCACCGCGCAGATCACCGTCACCGGCGACGCGTGCCTGGCGCAGGCCGATGTGCTGGGACTCATCGAGCCGCGCCGCCATGAGTTGGTGCTGTTCCGCAACGGCGACAGGGTGTGGGAAGGACCCATCGTGCAGGTGGCGTGGTTCCGCGACCGCGCGACCCTGCTCGCTCACGACGTGATGGAGTACCTCAAGTACACGCCGCTCTCGAAGGCGTGGCCGAATGAGGACGGCGGCGGGCCTCCGCTGATGCTGGACCGCACCGCTGAAATCCTGGAATACGAACTGACCACGCCGTACGTGATGACCGTGGGCACCGGCTCGGCGGCGCATGAGGTCACGGTGCCGCGCTGGGAAAGCCTCGACCCGCCCGCGAACATCCTGCCGCACCTGGAAGTCCGGCACGGCGCGGTGCTGACGCGATCCTCGACCGAGGCGTTCGAGATGACGGTGTTCGAGCACGTGCAGAACCTCGCCCGAAGTGGCATGGACTACACGGTGATCGGTCGCAAGATTCTGTTCTGGGACCGGAAGGACACCATCGGTCGCACCCGCACGCTCACCGACAATGACTTCTACGGCGACATCGAGATATTCGCGGCAGGCTCCGACCACTGGTCGATTCAGCACGTCGTGGCACAGCCGTCCGACGTGCCCGCCGAGTACGAGCCAGAGGCGTTGGAGGACGAGGCGGTGTGGACGCTGGCGCGGACCAACCTGTTCCCCGACCCCCGCGCCTACGCGCTGGAAGGTAGCCCGCCTCAGCCGCACTGGGGCGCGTACCCGGCGACGCACACGCTCAGCCACCACGTGGACCCGGTAGACGCGCAGTGGCGGACGCGCTCAACCCGCATCGCCACCGGCGACGGTCGGGCGATTGAGATAAAGGCCCCGATGCAGTCCGGCACCGAGTACCGGCTTCGGGTGAAGGTGCGGGCCTCCGTCGCAATCGACCCGCTCAAGATATCCCTGCGTGCCGACGTGGCATCCTCGCCGACCGGTGTGGACCTGGCGACGCTGGCCCTGCCAGCGGGGGAGACGGAAATCGAGGTGTCCGGCGCGTTCTTCCAGGCGGCGGTCAACCCGGCGTTCGTGATGAACACCGTGTTCGATCCGGTGGGGACCACCCTCGACTTCCGGCTCGTGCTGATCCAGGAGACACCTCCCGCGTACGGCGGGTACTTCGACGGCTTCACGCCCGCCGATGAGACGCACCGCTACTCCTGGACGGGCCAGTCCGACAACTCGCCCTCCATCGAGGAGGTCACCCCCGGCGAGTCGAGCACCGCGCTGGCCGTGGGCAACGCCGGTGGCGAGCACCCGTACTACGGCGTCTGGACCCACATCACCACGTCGGAGAACGAGGAGGGCACCAGCGAGCCGACGCAGAACGAACTGAACAGCCAGGCGGGGCGCGGCCTCGTCGGGCGGACGCCGGTGCCGGTGGAGATTCGGGTGCCGACCGGTGGCGGCATCCGCCCGTCGTTCGACCTCACCATCGCCGACCTGATCCCCGGCGTGGAAGTGCCCGTGCTCGCTACCCTGAACCTGCGGCGGGTCAGCCAGATGCAGAGGATCGAAACGGTGACGGTGACCGAAACGTCGGAGAGCGAGGAGGTCGGCGTCAAGATGGTGCCCTACGGCGACGTGACCGGCGTGGACACGCTGTAATGGCCCAGCGCACCCTTGACGAGATTCTGGTCGATCTGCGCGAGCGGGTGGGCCACCTCGAACGACGTGGCGGGAAGAACGGTCGCGGCGGGTCCGGGGGGTCGCTGGGGTTCCGGGGCACCACCGCCGAGCGGGACGCCCAGTTCCCTCCTCCGACTGACGACGTGGGACGGTCGCGGCTCGCCAACAGCCAGGTGTGGTGGTTCAACACCGACAAGGGCTGGATTGAGTCGTACTTCACGACGCACGGCAGGGCCGGGCTGAGGGTCACCGGCCTGCTGGCGATGGCGCCGTCCGGCTGGTATCCGTTGCGCGGCTCGATGATCCTCGGCCACAAGGGCATGGACTTCCTCAACGGCACCACCCAGTCTCCGACCGGCACAGTCGGCTACTACACCGAGGTGTGCCAGGTGTTGATCGGCGGCGTCACGAATCACGACGTGTACGCAATGGTGGTCCCCATCGCGGGCTTCTACCGCATCCGGTCCTCCGTCCATAACTGGCGGGAGAGCGAGACGCTGAACATCATGCTCTGGCTCAACGTGAACAACGTGAAGTTGGCGGCGTACGGGGAGGGGGACGTGGTGCGCCTGGGGCAGTGAAGCCCGACCGGCTGCGCGGGAAATCTGAAACCCGAAACTCGGGAAGTCCGTCAGGAGGTT